AACCCCTACATTTCTGTAAGGGTTGTTTTGTATGAAAGTCAAAATAAGTGAGGTGCTGCCTTAGGTAATAATCATTGTACTTCTGATTCGAGTATTGATAGGTACTCACTTTACCTCCTCGCTATCAAACGAGTTTTTTTGTTACAGACATTATGCAGAGTTTATACTGCTCCTATGTTCTTCTCTTACCTCCTTGCTTCTATATAACTGTCGTACCTTTTTGACTATCTCTGTATTAAGAGTAGGTGGTAAATCCTACACCTTTTATATTTTCACAACTTAGTAAGTACATCGCTTCTCATAAGTATCACTACTTAAACATTTTTCCTTACTGACTTTCAATATTTTAAAGAACATTGTAGAATTAACTACACTTCAAATCTACGAACAAATGTTAATAAAACAATACCCTATATAGACTTTAACATAATTTTAACATTTCTTTAACATTTACCTTATTGCATACTGTCCTCTGTTAGGATTCTTTAGCTGCATCATTAAAGCGTATCTTGCAGCATCTATACAATCAGGATGTGTACCTGTAGGTTTTTGTAGATTGTTACCCTCTTTGTCTTTATCCCATACATAACCTTGCAGCTCTCTTATTAGATTCTTAGAATGACTTGTTATGTAGATTTCGTTTTGGTTAATTAGGTTTATTCCGTAGACTATAGAATCTCTACCCTTTGTTACAGGAAATACTTTGTGTCCGTAGTTTCTTAGTTCTTGTATAGACTTAGGCTCTGCACTATCAGCGTATATGTGTTCTCGTATCTCGTTTTGTTTGATGAAGTAGCTGAGGTCTCTATTTAACATACCCTTACGATATAATACCTCATCAAATATATAAGCGTGATTCCATTTGTATAGTCTTATAATTGTTGAGGGATCTACAGAATATCCAAAGTCTAAACCAGAGCAAAGTAATCTTGCTTCTTGTGGTATTTGGTCTATAGGTTTCCAATCAGGAATACATACACCCTCTAAACTACCTATTTGTCCTAGTCCATATACTTTCCACCAATTTGCCCAATAGGTTGAGGTCTTAGCTTTCTCTCTTGCTTTTTCTATTTCTTTGACTATAGATTCAGGTAGGCTATCGTTGTCTTTATAAGTAAGTGTTATAAAGTTTGCATCTTGCTGTCCGATTAGTTCTTTGTCTACCCAGAATAAATTAGCAGGATTATAGTCTAGCCATATATTGCCTGATGTTCTAACTGCTAATTGTTGGTAAGAATCAAAGCTAACATTGTTACACTCGTTTATAAATAAGTCTGTTCTTCTTGCGCCTCTTAGTTTGTCAGGCTGATCTGTACTAAAAAACTCTATATAACTACCATTACTAAATTCGTATTTTAAGGTACTCTTATTGAACTTTCTATCATCATACCTATTCAATCCCTTTAAGATGTTTAAGAAGTCTTTTAAAGCACCTCTACGCAAGTGTGGTATTGATTCTGCTACTATGCTTATTTCTTTTCCCTTGTTGCGAATTGCATAGTCTATTAGGATTGCTATGATGGCTATTGTTTTACCTGCTGATGAGCCTCCTCTTATTATCCTAATTCTTTTGTTAAGTTCTCTAAGTTTGAGTAGAGCTGAGGTTTTAGTTACTTGCATTAATCAATAAATAAAGGTACATCTTCGTTTATGTGTATGTCCTTTGTTTCTTTTGGTTTACCTGCTACATAGTTGTAGTATAGTTGTACATATTTAAAGTCGCCTTTCTCTAAACCCTTTTTAAGAGCTTCAAATGCTAAAGGCTCAAGTGGTGTAAGTTTCTCTATTAGTTTTACTTCTTCTGTCTTAGGTTTTCTACCTGCACCCTCACGCTTTCCTCCATTGTGTATTCGTTTATCCATAATTGAAAAAGATTGATTAATCAATTATATAACGCTACTTTTCTTCTTTTTTGTCAAGCTGTTTTTTTATCACCTCAACACTCATATAGATTTGGCTTACTATATTCTCTAATCTTTTTATTCTTTGTATTTGTGTAAACTTTTTTGGTTTCATATTGCTTTAAGTATTTCTAAACATAGTTCGTTTGGTATTTTGCTTCTTTCATAGTTTCCTTTTAATCCTTGTGTTCCTGTTCTACTGCCTCTTGGTGCTGATTCGTGATGACAGTTTTTGTTTCCATTAAAACATTCAGCTCTTGGTTGCCAACCATCAGGATTGAATACTGATCTAAGATTGTTAGTCCATATATCGGTTGGCTTTGCTCTCTTGTCTCCATAAGTACAATACCATACTGTAGTTCTTGGTAGTCCTTGCATAAAAGTTTGTTTTCTTAACATACCTCTTGGATTCTCAATATACCAATATTTAGGGTTTAGTTCTTTAATTATGCTTATTGTTTTTTTTACCATATTATCGCTTTTAATTGCAAAGTCTGATAATGGTTTATTCTGTGGTCTGTGATGTGATATGGCAGCTATACTATATGTTGTACAAGGTGGACTTGCCCAAATGATGTCAGGCTTAAAAGGTACTTTACTTGTATCAAAGTCTAATATATCTATTGGGTAATCTATACCCTCAAAGTTGTTAAGATCTGAGCTGTAAACTTCGTAGCCTAATGATTCAGCAGCTTTGCCTATACTTCTACTACCTGCAAACAGTTCTAATACTTTTACCATAGTCTGCCTTGTTGTTTATGTTGTTCTATTCGTTTCTTTGCTGCTTCAAAGTATTCTTTGTCTATTTCGTATCCTGTTAGCTCGAAGCCTAAATTATGACAAGCTATAGCTATTGAGCCACTACCTAAATGTGTGTCAAGTATTGTATCTCCCTGTTTAGCATAGTTATCTAAAAGCCACTGATACAATCTTATAGGCTTCTCTGTAGGGTGTATTGTGTTTTGTTTAAGTAAATCAACTCTATTGATATTTACAACTCTTGTAGGTTTTTGAAAACTACTGTAAGCTAATTCACAATCACTCATAGTTAAGCCTATTTGTCCTTTAAACCATACAATCCAACCTTTTGTTCCTTTACTCAAATGTTTTACAAAATAATTAGCACCCCATATTATCTGATTCCTACTAACTCTTTGCAGTTCTTTAAAGTATTTTTTATTAGGTATTTTGTTATCCCAATTTTTTTCTTTGTGATATTTTCTATCACTTTTTTTACCTTGTTTTTTTTCTTTCTGTCCACTTATACCAATACCATAAGGAGGGTCAACAATAGCTAAGTCAAACTGATTGTCTGACATCTCTTTCATAGCTTCCATACAGTCTTGGTTGTATATCATTCTGTTCCTGCTATAATGTGGTCTGATGGGTGTCTATTGCGATTGTATTGGTCTATGTACCACTCCTCGCCTCTGTCTCCCTCTATTTCTTTTTGTAAGTGTGCTAATGCTCTCCAAGCTATTTTTGCTGAGTGTCTTACTCCATCAATATCGTGCATACCATTTTCCATTAGGTGTCGCATAAGTGCATCAAGATCATCACTACTCTTTTCTCTATCCCAATGTATTTCTTTGTCTGGGTGGTGTTGTTTACTTCCTATGTAGCTTACTCTTGCTACTTCGCATAGTGCATCAGGGAAATACTTTATTAGTCCACTATAAAGTGGTATCTGCTTTCTTTTTTGTTTGTTCTTTTCCATCTATATCGTTTAAGGGTAATGTATCTACTATTCTAAGAAGTTTCTTTAAGTCTTTTTCTTTTGTGTAGTCTATTATGTGATTTATTAAAGCTCTCCTTAATTTTGATTTGTTTCTTATTCTAAGTAAGACTATATCAAAATACTTATCTATTTTAGGATTGTATCTTCTGTGCGTTTCAAATGCTTTCAAGCTGTGTATAGCTGTAGAGTGATCATAACTCTTTCCTTTAGATTCGTAAAAGTCTCTTATATCTGCGTATGTCATATTACAGTGATGCCTCAACATAAATGTAAGTAAAGACCTCATCTCTATAAATTCTCGTTTCCTACTGTTATCAAATACATCTATTCCTGATATGTCTATAATATGTTTTGCTATTTTATTTGCCTCTTTCATAAAGTACCTTTTATGCAGTAACTATCTAAGTCTGCTCCGTTAATAAAAAATGTTTCAAATGTTTCTAATGCTCTAGTTACTTTCTCCTTTCCTGAAT